AAGCTGAGAGCCAAGAGCAGGAGTACTCAGACTCTGACCTTGACGCACTGTTGTCGGAAGACAACGACTTCCCTGATCACATCCGAATGGAACTTCAGGCGCTTCAGGACAGAATCTATCAGCAAGAGCAGAACCATGAGATGCAAGCGCTGGAGTCAGAGATTTCAGCGGCATCTCAGGAGTACTCAAGTTTGGACGCACAAGAGCTGCGTCAGGTTCTACTTCATGCCGTAGCCCGTGACCCTTCGATCGACGTGATGAAGACGGCGGAGCAATACCACACATGGAAGTCCAGCATTGAGGAGTCAGCCATTGCTAAGTACTTGGAAAACAATCCAGGCGCATCTGTGGCCGAAGCTCAAGAGCAAACATCCAAGGATACACCTCCTCGACCAAAGTCAGCAGGGAGTGGCTCAGCAGGTATTGCAAAGGCTAAGCAGCGCGGCGGTTACAAGAGTTTGCGGCAAGGCTCTGACGCATTATGGGATGCTGTCAGAAAAGGCGAAATCAATCTCTTCGGCTAACAGGAGTTAGACAATGGCAGTTGAACAGGCCACCTATGGCACCGTCGGATCGGTAGGTACGATCAGCGACATCTTAAAAGATTTTTACATTGGACCCCTTCAAGAGCAGCTCAACAACGAGGTCATGTGCCTTGAGATGTTCGAGAAGGCTAAAGTTTCATGGGCAGGCCGCCAGGCTATCGTCCCTATTCACGTTGATCGGAACGCAGGCGTTGCATTCAAGGCGGAGTCAAACTCCTCTGGTGCCGCAAACCTTCCAGACGCAGGGCATCAGAGCGTTGCTCGCCTGAGCATCGAGGCTCGTTATCTCTATGGGCGTATGCAGGTGACTGGTCAAGCCATTGCCGCTGCTAAGCAGGGCGGTTCGGCGTCCTTCATCGGCGCTCTCGATCTTGAGATGGAGAAGCTCAAAGACGACATTCGGAACCGTGCAAACGAGTCCTGCGTCACTGGTGGCCGTGTTGTCGGATTTGTTTCTGAGGTCACAAAGCGAGACGTCGGAACAACCCCAACGCTGTACATCGACGGCAATCTCAAGAAGCTGGAGACCCTACACGCGGGAGGCAGCGCAACCCTCAAGCTGACATTCATCACCTGCTCTCCAAAAGATCTTGGCGGCGGTGGCGTGTTGTTCGTGAACGACTCCCTTGGCACCACAGCAACAGCAAAGCTGAATGTGACTGCCGTTAACACCGCCGCAGGAACAGTCGTTGGAACGGTTGAAACCGCGAACCTTGATTTCAGCAAAGTGCCAAATGGCTTTATGACCGCTGTTGTCATCGACACCTACACCGCTTCGGGCGTTTATGACCCCGATAACGAGCCGGTGGGAATCCTTGGCAATCTCTTTGCGTCGAGCCATTTTGGCGTGTCTCGCGTTCAGGGTGCAACCGATGCAGAGCAGTCCTTGCAAGCTGTCGCACTTCGAGAGGATGAGGATAGCAATACCGATAGCAGGGAGACGCTCTCCCTAGCGCGTATGCAAAACGTCATGGACTCTATCGGAACGCTTTCTGGAATGGATCCCGACTTGATTCTCTGCAACTCTTCAATGCGTGCTGAGTACATCAAGCTCCTCCAAGGCAATATCCAGCTTGATGCCAAAACCGCAGCGACGTCAGTAGACGGCGGTGTTACCGGAATCAACTTCAATGGTATTCCGATTCGTAGCTCCCGACACGTACCGCAGGGCATGTTTATCTTTTTGAGCACCAGCACCTTCAAGCTGGCAATTCTTGAAGATGGCAAGTTTGCAGACTTGGACGGAAATGTTCTCTCGCGTGTCTCTAGCGCTGACGCATTCGAGGGCTTCTACAAGTGGTACTACAACCACTACTGCTACCGTCCGAATGCAAACGGTGTCCTTGCAGGCATCATCGGCGGAAGCCAGACTTCCTAGTGTTGGTTTTGTTTGACATCATCTTCGTGCTCCTCGGACTCGGAGGTGGTGTCGTTTTCTATCAGCTCAGCAGGTATTTATCTGTTGCGCGTAAGATTAAGGAGGAGGAGCTTCGGCTTCTCCTCCCTTCTATTGACGGGGACAGCAGTCCTAGTGAAATAATAGAGTCCATCTACAGGGCTACTGGTGGTGATTGATGGCTGATTTCCCACAGGACATTGGAACGCGCATCGCCAACTCCCGTGATGACAAGACCGGTAACACGCGGGTGTGGGACCTTTGCTCTCTCTTCGTAGAGGGCCGTCAGTGGCTTGACTTTAATTCGACTAGCCTCAAGTACACGATTGACACCAGGGCACGCCGAGACGGATCTAAGCGGCAAACTGTTAACTTGCTGCTGAACATTTATCGGAACATCCTGTCCCGCCTCACACTGAGCTACCCCTCGGTTGTGGTTGTGCCAGCAAGCCCATCAAACGACGACATCATCAAGGCCAAGACCAGCGAGATTGCGCTGCGTTACTACTGGTCTGCTGATGACATCGAAGACGTCATGAACCAAGCGATCCAGAACCTGCTTATCTGCGGGACTGTGGCTTTGCACACGTTCTATGACAGCAGCGACGAGTGTGTTCATACCACCGTCGTCAACCCTTACGATCTCTTCTTCGAGAAGAACGTCACCCGAGTCCAAGACTCACAGTGGGTGGCCATCCGCACCTTCCACATCGAAGAGGATGTGAAGAAGGCGTACCCAGACAAGGCTGATCAGATCACCTCCTTCTCCGGTGACAGCACGGGCTCCCTCGCCTATGACTTGCACACTGTGCCAGATGACCGTGTTGAGCTGTTTGAGATTTACTGGAGGGACGGCAGGCACGCCATCGTGAATGGCGACACCTACCTGTACAAGGGAGAGCGTCACACAACGACGTTCCCCGTGCAGGTCATAAAGTACACAGAGCTGCCTGGCAGACTGTGGGGCCTCGGTCTGGTTCAGCCTCTCCTAGACTTGCAGCGGCTCTACAACGAGCAGCGCACTCAGATTATCCACAACGTCCAGTTGATGGGTAATCCCAAGTATCTCATTCCAAAGACCAGTGGCGTCAATGCCGCTTCTATTACAAACAAGCCGGGTGAGAAGATCTTCTATAACCCAGCAGGCGGCGCGCCCTCCATGATTCAGCCGGCACCTATGCCTGGCTACGTGCAGGAGAGCACCGTCCGGACACAAGCAGAGATGTACGATGTGGCAGGAATCCATTCCGTTAGCTTGGGCAAACGGGCAGTGGGTGTTTCATCAGGCAAGGCCATGCAGGTCCTCACCGAGCGAGACACATCTCAGTTACAAACAACCCAGTCGAACATTGAGCGCGCTATGCGTGATCTGGGCAAGGTTGTTCTCGAATTGATGCAGATGTTCTATACCGAGCCGAAGATGGCCCGCATGCTGGACCAGACAGGCAAGGTGGCCTTCCAAGCAATCAGCTCGGAGACTATCGTCAGGGAGCCTGAGATCTTTATCGAGGCTGGCTCTGCATTCCGGTTCGACTCTCAGGACCGTGACCGATACGTGATGGACCTGTTCCAAGCAGGTCTTATCAAGCCAGAAGACGCGCTCAATGAGATGTCCTTCCGCACAGGCAACGCATTCATTACTGAACGTGTTCAGGCCATGGCACACGCGAAGCGCCTCCTCGATGCAGCCAAGGATGGCATGCAGATTGAGATCTTCCGCTCTGATGACATCCCGTCAATGCTCAAGGTCTTCAGTGACTACATTAGGACTGATGACTTCTACGAGCTCCCAGAAGAGGTTCAGCTTTACCTCCGAGATGTGGTGGTTGCGCTTGAGAATCCAAACGTCGATCCTCGACAGTTTGCTCAGGCACAGGCTATGGACAAGGTGTTCCCGAAGCAGGCAACCAAGCGCCAAGAACAGGTTGATGCGATTGTCTCTGCCCAGTCACCGATGACCCAAGACCAGATCGCAGCAGAGGGTATCGAACTAAGCACAAAGCAGGGCTTAGCTCAGAATGTGCAGGGCTTAGACCAAGGTGCTGAGGCTCTGATAGGGCCTCTCACAGGAGGGATGGGATGACCCCGAACGAGGTAAAGGCACTCTTCCGAATCTACATCGATGAGCCTGACACCACGTTTGTGTCTGACGCAAACATCATCACCTACTTAGATGCGGGATACAGAGAGTTCAGGAACATGGTTTCCGACATCTGCCCCACCATCTACGAGACGTTTGTCAGCTATGAACCAACCTCGCCAGCTACCGAGCTTGACCTTGCAGCAACGAGCCTCGTCAACGAGTCGTCTGCCAGCGTTCGCTTGCTCGGTGCCAGCCAGACCGCAGGCGCTAACCTAGTACGCCTTCTGCGCATCTCTGAGGTCAACTCGGACGGTGACCACATCCGGTACCTAAACCCTGTAAACAACGTAAGGGCCTTATCTTCTACGGCGGCTTCTTATGCGCTTGTCGGGACTAAGATCCAGTTTGGCCAAGAGATGGGTGACAAGTATAGGATCCACTACGTTCCGGGCTCGCTCACTTGGTCGTCTCTCACGTTCATCGATGACCTAGATGCGTTCCACGATCTGATTGCCCTGCTGTCATCCAAGCAGTACTTCATCCAAGACGGCGGCATGAGCCAGCCTCTTATGGTGCAGATGCAGGACAGGCTCACTAGGTTTCAGGAATACCTGCGAGAACGCGCGGACCCAGAGACTTGTTATGTTCAGGTGATTGACTGGTTCGGAGGGTACTAATGGCCCTTCAGACAGAAGAAGCTGACGTTGTAGGACCCGGCATCCAAGCAAACGCCCCAACAAAGGGAGCGTTTGCGTTGAACATGCTGTACAAAAATAACTGCTGGCAG